CTCGCTTTTAAAAGTTTTCTTGAAGTCTTTATAATCCTGCTCAGAATCGAATGACTTCGACAAAGAAAAAGTAGCTGCTTGATTGCAAGGTACTGTAACAACAGATACTTCAAACAACTCAGCGTCCTTAATCATTAATCCATCGGTTTCCTCAAGGTAATCGGCATCCTTGACTTTGAAACCGACAGAAAACGCTCCAAGGACACCGTCTTTGATTAAATTAGCACAGTCAGCATGTTTACTAATCTTTGCTTCCATGTGCAAGCCGTCCGCTGTGGGAGTAACTTTTGTTGCTCGTCCAATCGGTCGGTTATAATCGTGATTAAATAGTATAATAGGGTTCTTTTCAAAATTACCAAGACCCCCTTTAGTCCATGCTTCTGAAGAAATTGAGTCTCCAGCACGATCAAACGCATTTGTGCTGGCCATTCCACGAACCATGATAGAGCCGTCTTCTTGTGGCTCGCTCTTAAAAGTAGATGTTAAGTTAAATGTTTTATTCGTCATTCTTCTTTACCTTTGCCTTTGGGGCGGGCTTAGGCTTTGGGGCAACCTTTGGTGCAGGTTTAGCAGCAGATTCAAGATCCACAAAAATTGTGGGGTCTACTCTTCTAACCCAATCTAAAGCCATATCGTAACTTTTAAACCATTTCATTAAATAAGTTGTTGCAATAGGAGCATCCGCCGCATTAAGATACTCTTGAAGAGTAAGTGCTTTGCCTTTAGTTCTAAAGTAGGCAGCGAGCTGACGAGCTCCTAAAACTGCATGATTCTTTCGTACTCCCATATTAGTCTCCTTCTGATTCTGGGGGCCTTCCGCCTTCGTCGGGATTTGCTGCGCTACCTGCTATGTTTTGAGGGACTCGAATTTCATCTTGTCCTTCTATTGTTTCATAGCCTAATTGATCCCGAGCTTCGTTAATTGTTATAATTCCTCCATTTACTAATGCTGTATAGTAAGCTGCAGCATCTCTAAGCTCGGGCTGCAGTGCAGGAATATCAGTTACATTTTCTGTAATATTAAATCCAAAGTATCGTGATAGTGCAAAATTAAGTTTTCGTACAATAGGTAAGATTGTTTCAAGATAGTACAATCTCATGTTTGGACGAAGATTTGCATTATTTCCAGAATCAAGAAGTATTGGAGGCACCCCTAACGATTTTAGAATTACTTTTTCATGTTCTAAAATTGCGTTCTGAAAATCTAATTCTTTAAAATTAGTAGTAGAGTAACTATCTATTTCTAATCCACCATCAAGAATTAAAGGCCGTCTGCCTCCTGAGTCTGGACGATAGCGCAGAGTCCAAGATTGAATCATGCGCTCTTTAATTTTTTCTGATAAAGTATTTGGAGATTTTAGTACCAATCCAGGAACTGCACCGTTCCTAAAAAAGTTATCTTGAAAGTCCCTCATATCTCTTACAAGCTGCATAGTTCTGGTCGCAGGCTTGAGTCTAGAAACTCCTCTATAAATTGAGTGAAAAGAGTTTTCTTTAATATGAATTATTTCGCTTACTTTATAATCAATATCTTGTAGAGTATACTTTTCTACAAAAGTGGAAGGATCTGCTTGTACACGTACTTTATCCGCAGGTAGATGGTAGAGGTGAGCACCATCAAAATAAATAAAAATATTTCCGTCAAGAAGATAATCAGTAATTAAGTTTCTTTTAAAACTGCTAATATCTTGAAAAGGATTGGGAGTTCGATTTAGTAGTTCTTCTACCTTTCCTCGTTTTATTCCAGTTACGACACCCCTATAGGCGCCTTGAGTACTAATTGTTGCAGGAATTTCTGCCGTGTCATCAACAATCATATTGACGCCACGATTTACTACTTCGAGCTGCTCATAAAAGCGCTCATATTGAGTAGTAAACTCACGAGAACTTTCTGACTTACCCGTGTCTAGTATTTGACCAGGATTAAGTTTTTCCTCTATGTTCTCGGGCTGTTTCCAAAAATTATACCATGCCATGCTTTTCTCTTTGAATATCTACCCAGCGCATTTGTTTTGCCGCTGTACCAAGTCCTGGATTTCGTCCGTAAATTTTATGCAACTCTCTATGATGTGCATGACATATAGTGACTGTGTGATCGTATAGCTCTGCCCAGTTATCCTCTATAAATTCATCTCTCCAAATAACTATATACTCATTTGTATAGTGCTCTGGCCTTTCTTGTGTTTTCTTCTTTAGCCATAAACGTAGAAGAGGGGCAAGAGAGTAAAAGTGGTGGAAGTCTAATTCTTTTTCTGTTCCACAGATGTAACACTCATTGTCTTTTTTGTACTTTGATTTTGCTCGGTCCCTTATGTACTTCACAGGGTCTCTTTTGAGCTTTTTCATACTTTGCATTATAGCCTCTGCAAGATAAATTGTCAAACATTATTTTTGGCTAGGGGTTGTTAGAAGCCGCTCTGACTTGTTTCAAACGAATACAATGCATAACGAAGCGCATCCGCCATATGAGATGCTTTATTGTGCTTTGGTTTTTCTTTTGCTAAATTAGGGTTAGGATCCCACTGATATTGATCTAAGCATGACAAGGTTTCAGCGCATCGTTGATCGACAAATAATTTGTCATTGTCTACAATCGCAGCTACATGTGCAATACCGTCCAGCACAGATTTCTTAGCGTTGCTTGTTGAAATATCGTATTGTAAAGCGAAGTCATATCGAGTTTGCTGTGCTGCGGAATCAATATAAATAAAATCGATATCCCATTTCTGCATTAATGTTTGTATTTCAGCGGCATGTTGTTCCGTTGTTTTTTCTGCATCAAGATACTCATCTAATACATAGTACTGTTCTTCATCCCAATCATAACCAATTACACAAAAAGCAGTAGGATCACGGTAACCGACATCAAGGCCAGCAAATACATCCATATTAGTGGTATCCAATGCCTCATTGTTAGCGATACATTTTTCGTGGTCAAAATTCCAAATTTGTCCTTCATAAGTATTAAAATCTGCTTCATATTCTTGTCGAAATTCTGCTTCCGACATACTTTTACGTGCTTCGCTGATATCTAACTCACTCATGCGCGGGTTATCTCGATATGTTGCTCGTATTGAACACCACTCAGCAAACTCATCATTAAACCCTCTATCAAAAAACTCGGCAAACCAGTTGTTCCTGCCCCTAGGGGTTGAGATAAAAATTGCTTTCGAATTATCTTTATCCAATGTAGGTCGAAGTGCTACATTAAACGCATCACGTCCGTCTGCCAACGCCGCTTCGTCAAATATAATCAAATCGTAGCTACGACCTACACAGGAATCAACTTGGTTTACTGAGCCCATTCTCACCGTTGAACCATTGCTCAACTCAATAACTTTATCTTTTGCATTGTCCTTTACTACTTCTAAATCAAAATGCTTAATAAGATTTCTTTGTAAATCAAAAGAAATCTGAGACAGCGAATAGTTAGGAGACATTATAAGAATGTTTGAATTCGGAACTAGGGAGACTAGTTGGCCGATTATGTTTGCGATGTATGTCTTACCTTGTCTACGACTCACTGCGGCACATACAAATCTATATTTAGGATTATTAATCGCATTTATTATTGCTACCTGAGAAGGTAGCGGAGTGATGCCGAGTAGCTCCAAATAGGGGTCTACTGGAAGTTTGAGGAAGCGTGTCTCAGATTGTAAATTATGCAGGACTTCGCCAGTGATATCAGCCCTGCTTATTTGTATTGTCATGTTTACTGCTCTACTTTTGTTGCATCTCGATAGTAGATAATTATTTCTTTCTGCTGGCGTATATACCTACGAAGTTCTTGTAAATTAAATGCCATATTTTCATAGTCTTGAGGAGTTAATCCAAAGATTACAAAGGTTCCGTCCTGCATTTTACTTATACGAGCAATCTGCTCTTCTAAATTTTTTTCTGTGACTACAAAAAATTCTACATCCTGTAAATCTATTTTTCTAGGAAGTTGAGGCTGATAGATATCCAGTGTTTTATATTCTGTTACAGTTTTTATGACCGGCTCGGGGATTGGTAGAGGGTCATTTTTCAAAAAAGAACACCCAGATAAAAATAGTATAGCTAAAAAACTAGTTAATATCCGCATTTTGCACCTCTTCACTATCTTTTTCTATCTGTTCAAAAACTTTTTTTGTGCCGTTGTTAATACGCGGTTCCACCATCCCGGGCTTTGCTCGGGCGAGTCTAGTGAGATCATGCCTTTTGAAGATAGACAAGTAGTCATCCATCTCTGCCTGCATTTCATTATTTGCTTCAGTAAGTTTTCCAACGGCTTCTAATTGTACTCTTAAATTATTTTCTGCTTGTTCTCTTGAAGCGGTTTCTGTTTCCAAGGCTGTTTCTAGCTTTGATGTATTTTCTTTTAAGGTTACATTATTTGCTTCAAGCTGTGCGATTGTTGCTTCTGCCTTACTCACAGTTGTAGTATGGTATGCATATGCACCTCCAGCTACAACTAACATAAGCGGCATGGCTTTTATTAGTCCTAACATTAGTATATTTTCCTTAAATCATAGCCCACAGGATTTACAACTTTTATTTCATGTTTTACACCGAGCAAATCTACAAAAATTATATGAGTAGTAGAAATCTTTTTCAACTCCTTTGCTCTGTAAGTTTTAGGGGCTCCGGTTTCTATTCGCGAACCGTCCTCTAAAAATTTTACCTCTCCAGGAAAGAAAACTGTTAATTCCCATTCTTCCCGTATAAGTGTACGCCACCAATGTTTAATTTTTGCCCAAAGGCCAACAGTTACTAATTCTTCTTCTTGCTTTTGTTCAATATTAGTCATTTTTTCTATGCCTATTCCAAGCGAGGAACCCACATAGTCCTAACGACCAGTAGGCCAAATAATTTAATACTTTGAATCCGTTCTGCTCTATACAAATATCTCGAAAAAGAATATCCATTTCTTTTTGTGTTTTTGCTACAGTTTCCTTGTTTTTTGATTTTACCAGTTCAGCGTACTTATACCCATAATCGTGAACAAGACCACCCATAAGCAAGACTCCAACGGGCGAAAGCCACATTGCAAGAAACTTAGGTACTGATGCACCATCGAATTCAAAACCCTTTTCAATAACATACTCTTCTCCGTTTAGGAAGAAGTAGAAATCTTCTACAGTTTCCCATCGTCGAGTTCCAGTCAGCCATAGCCAAATTGAACCCCAGAATTTTTTAGTTGCAGTATCAATTAGTATAGGTCTCATGATTGGCATTTCTGTATACTTAAAGTTTACACGAGACTCTCCTTGTCCGTCAAAAATACTAATCACAAAACCTATAAGAATAATGGCAGCCACAACTACTGGCTGCCAGAATGTTACCATCAGATCAAGAATCACTTTTTACTCCAAGCAGTAGCTCCGAAGAATGCTGCAACAAGACCCGCTACAGCCACAAAATAGGTCGGGGCCATGTCTCCAAGGACATCAGCGGCATGCTCATATCCAGCAACTTGAGCACCAACAACAGCGAAAGGATATACCAACATGCCAAGCAAAGCAAACCAAGCCATGTTTCTTTGGGCGTCTCGCATTGCATCGGCATCTTCTAGCTCCCTTCGTCGAAACTCTAGTTCCATTTCGTATTCTTCTTTGGACAAATGACCATCACCATTGATGTCCATTCTTTTAATAACTTCTTTATCCGCTGTTACTACTTCTTCATCTGCCATGGTATATCTCTATAGAGAGCAGACACTCCCCTCTTCGGATGAGTCGAATCGATTATCGCCACATCCATATTTTCCATCATTATCAGTATCACACGCCTGTTGCCATGTAATCATGTCAAAGGTCAAACCTTCGCTCCAAGGAACATAGGCTTTACACCATTCATGAGACCCAGGTTGAAAAGGATCTTGTGGTTCTGGTACGTAGTCTCTAGATGTCCAAGGCTTTTGTACACGAAAAAACGTGTCCTTGTTTTTCATTAGCTGTCTTTTAAACAGCGCACTGCGAGTATTACTGATATAGATTTCTTGCCCTTCCTTAAGCGTGTACGTTGATCCATCATCGTAGTTAATAACGGTTTCTGCTGCTACAGTGGTTGAGATAATAGCTAGCAGAGCTAAAAAATATTTCATAGTATCTCCTACCATTTTACTTTATTTGCCCAGTATGCCGCACTCATCTTGCCTCGAGCAATGTTTCTGCGGTGTCGGGCTTTGAATGAAGCACGCTTCTTTTTCATGCGTGCACTTTCTCCCCTTTTAGGCTTCCCTGCAGTTTTGGCTCCTTGCTGGCCAAAACGAATAGTCTTGACCTTACTTCCTACTTTAGCCACAACAATGTGTGACTTTTTCGGATGGCTAGGAGTACGCTTTGGCTTGTTGTAGCCTGCTACTCCTGCCCTCTTTAATCTTGAGTCTCTTTTTTTACCTTTCCTTTTTGCGGCCATTATGCTATATAATCCAAATACCGAATATTAGTAAATACATCTAATTTTCCGGCCCTGTCATAAGTAGTTACAGTATAAATTGTATCTGTTATTTTATACTTATTGTCCTCTACCTTAGCAACTGTTTGAGTTGAATACTCTTTTGAAAAAGAAGTAGGAATTGCACTAATAGCAGAAACTTCGCTCACTTTTTTCTACCTTTTCTTTTACCCTTTTTAGCAAAAGTTCGTACCATAGTTGGTTTTCCGCGTACTCCTTGAGCCTTTGATCTTTTTCGGCGAACAGCAGAACGAATCTGTGATTTTGACATGCTTGCTGCTTTAGAAGCAGGAACGCACTTAGGATACCCCTTGCGTCCTTTTTTAGCTTTTTTACGGCCACATTTTGCATAGCCCCCGCTCTTCTTTGGACGACTAATATCTACCCAGCTCTCTTTGAACCATTTTGTAAGTCCACCTTTAGCCACGACGGTATCTCCCTCCTGCTTTTTTATACTCTCGTACTAAATAAGCATTTGCATATGCGCTCGGATAAACTGCAAACTTTCTTTTAGTTTTTGCTTTTATTCTGGCGTATAGTTTTTTATTTGTAGGAATATTTTTAGTTTTTCTAGCTGCCTTTTTTCGTCTAGCTGCCATCCTTATTCTCTTCAGCTAAAGAAGGAAGCAAGTGCTTCCACTTAGCCCACGCCACATGAGCGAACCACCCAATTACACCTCCTATTGCTAAATCAATCACTTTTTACCTCGCTTTTTCTTCTTCATAAGTGCAGCTCTTAGTGCGGGAGGAAGTTTCTTTTGCTTGGCAGATAAACCCTTGCCCATAGCCTTTTTCTTTTTTCCTTTTTTGGCGGGTCGTCCTCTTTTCTTTCCGTAAGTACCTTTTCCTGATGGCATTAGTTTTCTCATGCGCTTTTGCGGCTATGGAAGATATGAATAATTGTCCTTCCAATTTTGTAGTTCATCAAAATAACAATCATGCTGTTGACTTTTTGCCCAGCATAGTTCTTGAATGATACGATTGTACCATTGTTTATCGTAATCATCATGAGCATTTTCCTGGTCTTGTTTAAGCTGGGCAATTCTCATGTTAATATACTTTTCAAAATCTGGGCTTCGTCCTCTTTTCATTACATTACCTGTGCTACTATTAACCCTAATAAAAACATTATAATTATTCCGGAGGCTGCAATAATTCTACCTTCCATTCGAGCAAGTGTATCTTCTACGCTTTCCATTCTCTCAAATATGGTTTTCCATCTTTCTTCACACTGAGTGGCATGAACTTGTAGCTCGTTCTCAATATGATTAACTTGCTTTTCTAATTCATTCATTTTAGTATAGTCAATATGAGAAATAGTGCGGGCACAAAAACAACTAAACCGCACACAAAGTAAAAACAATACAATAAAGTTTGCATCAATTCTTCGTGGGCTTCTCTAGCTTCTTTTTCTGCTTTGGCTCTTTCTTCTTTGGCTTGTTTTTGAAAGGCTAGCCAGTCATCCCACATTCCTGGGCGACCTGCCCAGATCATTTGTTGTTTTAGGTGGTCCTCCATTTCCTTGATCTTCTCAAGTTCCATGAAGGCTTCCATATCGCTTTTATATCCGTTTTTATTAGACTTTTTTTGAAGCGAAGTTTTACTATCAAAAAACTGTGATACAACTCCTGCAACATCATAAAGCTCTTTACCGTTGCCGATAGCTTCTTTAAGTACACCAAAAGCAGCATTTGCAATCGCAATTTCTGCAAGCATGGAGCTTTCTCTAGGTTATCCCTCCTTGAGAAGTTTCTCCATCAGCTTTCCATAGTTTCCTTGGCCGAAGGGTAAACTCTCGTTATTAATTTGTACGTTATTTTGAGTTTTTATGTTTGTGGTCTCTGCTTTAGTCAGTTCAGCTTGTGCTTTAATTTCATCCATTCTCATTCGGTGAGCCATCTGCAGTAGATCAGCCAAGTCTTTATTAGAGTACACTCCTGTTTCTTGTGCTTCTTCAAGCTTACTTTGTATCATTTCATCAAGAACAGTAGCAATGTTGTTTTTGTTACGATACCCCATATCAAGATATACAGTATCAATATACTTTTTTACTTCACGTTTATTTAAAAGTTCAACTACTTTTTCTTCGGCAACTTGCATCATTTCACATACTGCTCGAATATTTCCAAATTGCAAATAACAGTTTGCTACTTCAAGTCCCTCAGGGGATATTGTGGTTACTTCTTTGCCCATTCTCGTATTCTACTTTAAAAGGGTTGTAATGTCAAGATATATTTTTGCGAGGTGTCGAAAAATATTTAAAAAACCAATATTTCTAAAATTGTGCCGTCAGGAAGTGCAGGCCACTCGATATCTTCTAAAGACCTAATTGTTGGATCAGGAGTTTGAAAATGAATTGGAAAATTTCGAAGGGAATTTCTGTAATTTCTCCAAGAAGCTTTTACGGTTTCTTCCATTGGATTATCAAGAGTTTGAGTCCAATCACACATATGAAGTCTATGATTTCTTTCCTCTCTTAATTCTGCTAAAAATGTATTCCAATTTTGCTGCCACTCTTCTTCTTGTATATTCCATTCATAATACTTAGTTGGAGGAGCCCCTCTATGTACCCAAGCTCCCTCTTTTCGATAAAACTCTTCGTGTATAGTTAGAGTGTTGTCGTAATTACGCCAATCTTCTGTCCGAAGATGAATTGTTTCTATTCCGTCAGCAATACCCTCAGGAGGTATATGCCCGGGAGCAAACCCTATAGACTGTATCTGTCCCGTAGCAACATCTACCTTTGCTATATATTTTACAATTAGTTCCATATTACCCCCTTAATTTTATTACTGCTAGTGTTCCCATATTTGGAAGAACGTAATCCCAGTTGAACTGACCCGTAGCAAAAAGTCTTCCCCTATAACTTATCCCACCCGTACTAAAAGTATATCCATTCATATAATTATTTGCTCCTCCATAAAACATAAAATCAATACTTACATATACGTTTGAAGGTGACCCAGCCCAAACAGAATTTGTAGAATTATTTGTCCTTAAGTCTCCTTTATCATATATTGCTTGAAAATCCACAGTACTTGCTGCTTTCCTTGTAGAAAACATTAACCCCCCTGAGCCGCTAAAAATTTCTAATCCATACGTTCCTGCGTTAGTTATATTACTTGTACTTGAACTTGTAAATTCTGCAGATACATAAGAAATTGTTTGTCCAGACCTATTCGTAAGTACCCCGTTGCTAGTATTTCCAAATAAATTTCCAGTGTTTACTCGGCCGAAAGTAACAGTGTTATTAGGAGGGGTAAAAGTACCATTATTAGATATCGTGCCAGATCCTGTAATAACTAAAGTTTGGCCTCCATCAAAGTTATCAGTATCGAATATCAACTGATTATTAGCCCCGTAAAACTCTAATCCATATGCCATAGTTAATACCTTATTAAATGTACTGCAATTGTGCCGTATCGTCCAGTAGAATTTGATGAGTTTACTGTTAAAGTTATGCCATTACTACTTCTTGTTATCCAAGGAGATAGCCACTGATATCCAGTCCAGCCTGTAAGAAATATACCTGTTGTTGATTTACTACTGCAGTCGAATCCATTAAACATAGTAGTAGTAGTCGAACTCGCAGTAAATGTATGGGAGTCAAAAGCAAGAAAAGTACCCAGCCTAGAAATATCGTTAATAATTAGAGTACCACTGGGATTGTATATCTCTAACCCATAATCACTAGCCGTTCCGGAATTAAGATTAGTACCACTGCCCGAACCTGCTGTAGAAGTATCTGCAATAGATACAGAAGCACTTGGCGTCCCTGTTGAAGTTTGGGCACTATCAGTGTTTGCTAAAGTTAGGGTGGCGGTTTTTGGCCCGTCTGTTAAATTATCATTTGCGAGTGTAATAACTGTAGTTGCTGTACCACTTCCTGAATTAATGCTAAAGCTTCCAGTGAGAGCTCCTGAAGATATATCAAGGTCCTGAATTCCTTCAATAGTATAATTAACTGTTCGAGAGCTAGAAATATTCGAGTAAGTTACTGTAAATGTAGTTGATTGTCCTTCATTAATTGACGTAGGGTTAGCAGAAACGCTATAAGGAGTTCCTGTGCCAAGTCTTTTAATACGTATTGTTGTTCCACTATTTACAGTTTGCCAACTTCCGCTACCTCCGGTAGTTGGAGGCCTTCTACCTGAAAAGCTATAAACATATGTACTTCCTGCAGGGGGTAAAGCTCCGCTCTGAGTAGTAACAAGACTAAATGTTCCAGAGGCTCCAACATTGGCACTTTCTGGCCACTGACTCGTTGTGTCATTAAGAACTCGGTACTGATCATAAGTTCCTCCGTCGGTAAAAGGAATACCTATAATATCGGCGGCGGCTGTTCCATAGGAGGAAGGTATTTCATATACTCCGTTAACTAAATTTAAATCAGTTCCGTTTTTATCAGTAGGAGTATCAATTGTAATTGAAGAGTCGCTAAGAGGAATATACGGAGCTGTTGAAGTAAAAGGAGTACTGACTACATTGGCACTTCTTCGAACCCAAAAATAGTAAGTAACCCCTCTTACATAAGCATTTCCATATGCATCAATAGTTAGTGTTGTAGGAGAAGTCTGATTAAGGTCCGTTACCCAAGCACCATTTGAAGAACTAGGAAGTGAATTCGTTGTACTTCCTATAACTGCTGGGTTACCTGAGGTACCACCACTGCCCCCACTCCAAGATACTGTTGGATTTGAATTTGCAGTATTAGTACTTGACCAAGTGACTCCACTTATTGTATCTGCAGTAGGAGTTGTACTAGCCCCTGTAATAGTGAATGTATCGGAAATGCTAAGGTCGTTGTAAGAATTGAAGATATTAGTAACGTATAGCTTTATTGTTGCAGTTTCTGAAGCGTCTGAATCACTATCTGTTGAAGGAGTTACAGTAAAACTTCCTGAAGACCACCCTGTTCCCGAACCCACTTGACCACTAGAAGTTGAAAAATCTCCGCCACTTGTTGTAGTAGCCTGCCAATAGATAGGGCCTAGGCCATTTGTAGAAGCTACAGTAAAAGTTCCAGTCTGCCCCTCTTGTATAGAATTCGGAACCGTAGTAAAAGAATAATCAGGAAGAGTTATAGGAGAAGAAGTACTGCTGTAGTCGTAATTTGCTCCATTATCTACAGTTGCTCGAGCTTGAACCGTCCAAGATGTACCTCTCCATGATGTACCAACTGCTGCATTTTCTCCTAAATTATTTATTTCCGCTGTCCACGGAAAAGTATGGACAGTGTTGCCATTAGACCCGGAGCCACCGCCCTGTACTTTCCATTGATATTGAATTGTTCCAGCCGTTGTACCTGATGGATTTGACCACATTTGAAATCCATTGGTAATAATTGTTTTATAGGGGCTAATAGAAGGAGCTTGAGCTTGTGGCGTTACTGTATATTGAGTGTCCCCTGTAGTTAGTCTTATACTGTTTTGACCGTTTCCATTTGCAGCATAAAGATAAAAAGTGGCAGTGGCCGAAGTAGGTAAACCATTTGAAATTACTCCACTACCTTGCACTGTTTCAAAAGGTCGAGAGTTATTACCACTATTACTGTTCCAAGTTCTTGCTATATAGTTAGAGCTCGCTGCGGCGATATTACTACCGTTCGCAAGGTTTGATGTATCTAAAATGTAGTAAATAGTATTAGTTCCCCCCTGCGTCATACTAAGGGAGTAATTACTTGCACCACTAAGTATATTGACAGAGGTCGAGTTTAGAGTAATATTAGTGTCTAAGGCAGCGGGGTTGGTTACATTAAAAGAAATAGAATCTATTAGGTGGTCTGCTGTTCCTGTTTGCCCATTGTAATCGTAATGATATAGGTGTACCCAATGAACCCCTGCATTAGAACTTAGCGTGGGACTAAGTGTGATTTCGTCGAGATCAGTGGGCGAAGTCAATACACCACTGCCAGTAGTAAATCCATAAGCAGTACTGTGGCCGGTTTGAGACTGTGAAACTCTCCAAAAAAATCTTTCATCTTTGGCCTGTTCCCAGCTTTGAAGAGTATCACCGCTATCGGTACCACTACCCGTTAAATAGCTTTGAAAAGCAGTGGGAATAGAAAGTTTAACTGTTCCGTTAAAACCTTTCTGAATACTAGCCGAAACCGAGCCCCAGCCAACGGTACTAGGAATTACTAAAATTCTTACAGATTTTTGTGCATTTGGACTAGTGTATCCGTATGTATCAGTGGTATACCAGTACCAACGAGTATGATAATCATTGTCAGAAAAACTACTCGTAGTCCAAGTTCTGTTCAATAATGACCCTGAAGGAGTTGGGTCAGGGTTATTAACGGTGGAGGATCCATTCGGCTGGGATATGTAATTTATTTGGTAAGCAAGGGCGACACTGCCAGTGTATTGAGTTGTTAGCTGTACTGTATCCGAAGATTTTATAACCGCAGTGTATCTAGATAAACTAGAGTAGGGCTGTACCCCATACCCGGGTGTATACAAAGACTCTGTCCAAGACCAAGTAGCCATTTAGATACCGCTTTCCGTCCAAGGTCTTCCACTACCGTGCGTAGGATTTAGCAAGCCATTTAACTCTTCGTTTAGCTCCCTCTCAATGATTTCTAAGCCTGAAGTTCCTAAAGCATCTCTGAGCCAAATTAAAGCTTTTTCTTCTGTTATATCTTCAAAAGGAATAAAATCTTCTCCAGGGGCGTGAAGTTTAACAGTTGAGTGCCTTCCTGCCCCAATACCTCCTTCCGTCTTTTCTGCACTCCACTCTATACTTTCTACAGTATTGTACCTAAGAGTTTGTTGGTCGTGCAATAAATAATTTAAGTTTAAAATAGTTAAGTTCATATTATCCCCATTGTAGTGCCATTGCGGCTGCTATACCAAAAAATGTGACACTTCGTTCTTTTCCTTGACCTCCACCAAATTTATCATAACCAGTGTCACCTTGGTTACTCCATCGAGGTTTTCCATCTACATACCGAGGTTCTATAACTTCGGTAGGTTCTAAGGGTGCCAAGCCCCTCAGCCACAAACCAGTTTTCTTTGAAGCGTCTTCTCCGT